CTAATGCTTACGGTGGTGGAGGTGGTGGAGGTGGTCGGATACTTCCAGGAGTAGGAGGTGCTGGAGGAACAACAGGGAGTAAAAATGGGAAAGGGGGAGGTGCTGGTGGAGGAGGAGGTTGCGCAGATAATGTAGGAGGAAGTGCTGGAGGTTCAGGAAACTCACCTGGGGCAGTTGCTTGTGGCCGTGTTGGCGGTGGTGGTGGTGGGTGGGGCGCTGGTGGATATGGCGCTGGAGGTGCTTCAATAGTGACTAATTTACACCCAGTATCTTTTATAGGATGTTGTAAAGTTAGAGTTTATGGGTCAATAGTTTAGGAGATATGAAATGATTTATAGTTTTTATGACAGTATTAATAATATAACTTACTACTATGTAGCAGATGCAACAGCTCAAGCTACTGGGATTGCATTAAATAAAAAGAATACTACATGGGTAGTTGGTGACATTAATGCAGCCAATGCTCAATTAGCGATTATTCAAACTGCATTTATAGCATTACCCTCAACACAAGCACACATTACCTATGTTAAATCTTTAGGACTAACACCTGATGGAAGCAATATTTGGGTATCTTGCAATGCAATTGCAGAGCCTGAAAATACTAATGTTTTATATGAAGTATTCTGTGATGTAGTTCCAGGGTTTACTATGGTTACAGGCACAACTGCTCTCAATACTGTGACATTAGAAATGCAACAAGCCTTATTAACTTGGGCTAATTTAAATGCAGTAACAACTTTATCTGAGATGCCAAAATAATGTCTGATACATGGAATCAAGTTGATTACTTCCCATCAAGTATTTATATATTAGATAAGTCAGAGTACCTTGAGACCGTTAAAGGGGTATCAGACGAGTACTTAAAACAGGCTACAGAATCTGTAAGCGACCTTTACCCTTGTAAGATGACAGCAGATTTCAGTCAAGAGGCAGTAATGTCTGACTTTAATAACTACGTGTTAAATACTGCTTGGAATGTATTGAAGTCTCAAGGTTATGCAATGGATAAATATAGAACTGTATTTAGTTCTATGTGGACTCAAGACCATGATACAGGCTCTGCAATGGCAGAACACATACATGGTGGTGGAGTTCAACTTACTGGATTTTATTTCCTTGAAGTCCCTGAAGGAAGCTCTAAAGCAGTCTTTCATGACCCAAGAGCCAGTAAGGTAATCATTGCATTAGAAGAAAAAGACAGCTTTCAAGCAACTCAGGCAAGTCGTATGGTGAACTTTACTCCTGAAGCCGGGATGCTCATGCTTTCTAATGCTTACCTTCCTCATTCCTTTACCAAGAATGGCGCTAATAAAGCTCTTCAGTTTGTACACATGAATATCAATGTTATCCCTAGCCAAGCACACTCATGTCAAGCTCCAGCGGAGGTGATATGAACAAGTATTTAATCAGATTCAATAAGTCTCGTGGACAAGATGGCAGAGGTACAGTAGACCATGTATGGAGAGTCTTTGAGAATGGTAATGAGTTCCTATGTAAACATATTCAGATTAATGTGCCAGTAAATGATGAAAGAACTGGGGATGATTGGAATATTGCTTGTGAAGGCACTATGGAAATAGATAAAGAAACATCAACAATTACTATATTAGGAACAATATAATGACACAAGCAAGTAATATAGCGATCGGAAGCTCGCAATTCAACGCCTCCGGGGTTCTGCAACTACTAGGCGGAGGCACAGGTGTCACTACAGGTACGGGCTCAGGCTCAGTGGTACTAAACACCTCACCTACATTAGTGACACCTTTATTAGGTACACCAACATCAGGAGTTGCAACTAACTTAACAGGATTGCCGCTTACTACAGGTGTTACAGGATTATTGCCAGTAGCTAATGGAGGTACAAATTCAACTGCTACTCCTACGGCTGGTGGTGTTGCTTATGGTACAGGTACGGCTTATGCAATCAATTCTGCTGGTACTGCTGGACAAAAGCTAATATCAGGAGTAGCTGGTGCGCCCACATGGGGTAGTTCTGTAACATCAGGTACAGCAGTAGCTTCTACAAGTGGTACATCAATAGACTTTACAGGTATCCCTAGTTGGGCTAAGAGGGTTACTGTAATGCTTACAGGTGTTAGTACGAGTGGTATTTCTGAATTGACATACAGAATAGGAGTTGGAAGTACACCTGATACAACAGGATATCTTGGTGCATCTTCATTCCTAGCGGCAGGTTCATCAGGAACTGCAAACTATACAGCAGGATTCGGGGCATATAACTCTACTACTGCTGCCGATTTACGGAATGGCGCAATTATTTTTGCCTTGCAAAACTCAACAACAAACACATGGGTATGTAGTGGTGGTTTTGGATTGTCAAACAATACAGAACAAGTGATAACATTTGGCTCAAAACCACTTGCTGGCGCACTTGGGGTGGTAAGGATAACTACAGTAAACGGCACAGACACCTTTGATGCTGGCTCAATTAATATAATGTACGAATAGGAACAATCATGAGAATAGAACTTAACTTAGAAACAGGTGAGCAAACAGAACATGAAGATGCGCCAGTTACTTGGGTAGAACCTGCACCTGTAGTTATCGTACCGCCTACAGCAGATGAAAATAAAGCCACAGCATCAAATTTATTAACTGCTACTGATTGGACAACGATTGCTGATGTAGGTAATCCTCAAACTGCAAATCCGTACTTAGCTAATCAGGCAGAGTTCTTAGCCTACAGAAATACAGTTCGCAACATGGCTGTCTACCCCGTGGAAGGCAACCTAACGTGGCCGACCGTACCTACTGAAAATTGGAGTAAAGTATAATGGCATTTTTTAAAGAATTAGAAGCTGAAATAGAAACACTTGTAGCTGAAGTAGAAACACCTATTATTGTTAAAGCAATAGAAGCCCCTCACCCAAATCCAATCATCGCCTTAGCAATTGCTCAAGCTGCTGAACGTCTGGCAAATGAGACTAGATAATGGCCTCATTAGAGCAACTTAAAGAAGAAGTTGATAGCTTAAAAGAAGATCTTGTTGGTATTAAACAAGATACTTCAGAGTTATTAGCTGCTTGGAAAGACGCTAAAGGAGCTTTAAAAGCTTTAGCATGGGTCGGTGCGGCAGCTCGATGGTTTATGGCCATTGTAGGAGCTGGCACGTTTATTTATTTTTTAATTTCAGGCAAAAAGTAATGTCCATCTTTTCGGAGATTATATCTACGACCGAAGGAAAAGTCAGTCACACTAAGCTATGGTCAAACATAGCTTATTTGGCTGGCACTATCAAGTTTATTATGATACCCAATCCAACAGCAGATATTTGGATGGCATATCTAGGTATTGTTGGAGGCGCAGCAATGGCCTCTAAATTTATTTCTATGAAATATAAAGACACTAGTGTATAATGATTGAATGATTATACAAAATATATTACCCAAAGAACTTGAAGATGAAATTTATACTGTGATGACAGGAACCGGTTTTCCTTGGTATTGGAATGCCGAACAGATTGTTCCGGAAACCCCAGATGATCATATTTTTCAATTAACACATGTTTTCTTTTTATATAAAAAAGTCTGGTCTAAATATTATAATATAACCAATCTTATGGTTGGTATATTCGCAGAAAAAACCGGAATTAAAATTAAGCGGATTGTGCGTATCAAAGGAAATTTAATTCCTAATATATCACACACTTCGGAGTCTTTAGATAATTTAATCCATCCCGATGTAGATCCAAAAACTCCGGGAAACTTCATTTCATTTATATACTATGTAATGGATTCAGACGGTGATACTATAATTTTAGATGATGATAAAGTAACTGTAGTAGATAGATCCCCTCCAGTGAAAGGGAACTGTTATTGGTTTGATTCAAAAACATACCATAGGTCTACAGTTCCAATCGACCATAAAAGAAGAGTAGTTATTAACTTTATCTTGGAGGTTGAATGATTATATTAACCACAGATGATTATGATTTCATAGCTCTTAATTTTGACACTGGGGCTGTCATTCATAAACAAAATAAATCATCTCAATTACTATCTAAAAACTTAGAGGGTAAGGGGCGAAATATATACCGCCCCTTTGGTATTGAGTTTGATAATGAATTTATCTATGTGGCTTCAAATGACAGATTAGCAGCTTTCAATAGAAAGACTTGCTTTTTTGATCACACGATAGATATTCCACTTTATATAAATACCCATCAAATTATTAAAGATGGTAAAAATTGGTATACATGCAACACTGCAGTTGACTGTATTGGGGTTTATTCAAATGGGGAAAATCAACAGATCAATGTCAACTTTTTAAATAAGGTTGTAACTCCTGCGGCTCCGGACCATGTTGATGTAATGGACTCCAGGCATGTCAATTCCTTATTTAATACAGAAGATAAACTTTATTTTTGTAGGCATAATAACAAAAAAGTAGATTCAGATTTTGGATACTTAGATAAGAACACTTTAGAGTTAAAAATGATAGCTAGTGGTGGAAAGTGCTGTCATGGCGTTAGGATTCTTAATAATCAATTATATACGCTCTCTACATCGACCGGAGAGCTCTTAAAAATTGATCTTGGTGCCCTAGGTATTACCAGATATAAATTAGTGGATCCAAAAACGACGTTTTTACGTGGGTTAGATCTGTATGATAATAAATTAGTAGTTGGGGTATCTGTTAATTTTAAAAGTGCAACTAGAAAGCATTCTAGTTATGTTTTAGTATTTGATTTACGAACAGGGAATTATAAAAGGTTTCCTATACCAGATAATGATTGTATAAATGATTTAAAGGTGATGCCAAAATGCTCTTCTTAGCAGCGTACTGGAAACAAATAGCTATCCTAGCAGTATTAGTAGGGTCTATTCTTTATTCACACCATATTGGGTATGTATCAGGAAAAGAAACAGTCCAGATTAATTGGGATAAACAAAAAGTAGTGGACTCTATCGCCGCAGAAAAAGCGGTATTAATCACCGCAAAAGTAACCACAGATTCAAATAAGGAAACTCAAAATGCAAACACTAAATTTAATCAAATATTTAACAGTATTAGCCCTACTCCTGGATCTGACTGGTTGCGCCTCATTTCAACCAGTCAAAGCAATAGCAGTACAGTGTCCAGCGTTCCCACCCTTACCAAGCAGCTTGACAGTGAAGCCCCAGACACAGTATCTCGTGCCTCCTTTGAAAAATTAGAGAGTGATTGCACTGAGACAACTAAACAATTACTTAACGCACAAGATTGGGCTTTAGAACAGGCTGCAATATATGACCAAAAATGAAAAAGCTTTACTAGATACAATATCGCATTCTGAGATAGGCCCAGCTCTTCTTGCCAAATCAGACAACGGTTATAATGTAATCGTTGGGTCTACCCCCAACACTCCACATTTATTTTTAAGTTACGCTGATCATCCTAGACAGCTTATTAGACTTAGTGCCACGCTTTCATCCACAGCAGCAGGACGATACCAAATATTAGCTAGGTACTTTGATGACTATAAGCAGTCTTTAAACCTACCTGACTTTTCACCCGACTGCCAAGATCGAATAGCTTTGATGCAGTGCCATGAACGTGGAGCTTTAGATGATATTAATAAGGGTAATTTTGAAACAGCTATAGTACGAATATCTAATATTTGGGCATCACTTCCCGGATCAAATTATGGACAACATACCAATAAAATGGCTGATCTAAAAGCTTTCTATATTACAGCTGGTGGGCGAACTTCATAGTATTTGTGTATTAGTATAACTAGAAGGCAGATCACCTTCAATTCAAAAACCTCGAGGAGCAATACAATGGAAGATTTTAAAAGAATGGTTAAAATGAAAGCTGGTGGCTGCGTTTCAGAAGCTGCTAAAAAAGCTTGTGGTGGTAAAATCATGAAGAAAAAAGAAGGTGGTAAGGTTCATGATGATGAAGCTCAAGATAAAGTATTAATCAAGAAAATGATTGACAAAGAAGAAAAAGGTGAAAAGCCTGAGTTAAAACTTAAAAAAGGCGGTCGTACAGCTAAAGCTGAGGGCTCTGTTAAAAAATTCAAAGCTGGTGGTAAGTTAGATGTACCATCAAAAGCTGCAGTTAAAGAAAAAGAAACTCCTGCAAAAGAAACAAAACCCGTGGGCGATAAAGATGCTGTTGTAAAAGTAAAGCCTACAGGCGATAAAAAAGCAGATATCCCAAATAAAGCTGCTGTTAAGCCTAATCGTTCTGGCGAAAATGCTATTGATGATATGCAAAAAGCTGGCGGTAAAGTTCCTGCTAAAAAAGCTGGCGGTAAGATTAAGAAATTTGCTGATGGTGGTATGACAGGTACGCCTAATATTCCCCCAGCTATTTTGGAACAAATGCGACGTGCTAAAATGGCTCAAGATACAGCCAGAATGGCTGCATTAGCTAAAGGAATGCCTCAAGGTGGTGGTATGCCTCCTCAAGGAATGCCTCAAGGTGGTGGTATGCCTCCTCAAGGAATGCCTCAAGGTGGCCAACAAATCACTCCACAAATGATCCAAGCATTGATGGCTGCTCGTCAAGGTCAAGCTGGTGGTATGGGTGCTCCAATGGCTGGTGGAAATCCAGGTTTAGGTCAATAAAATGCCGGTTAAATCAAAAGCACAACAAAAAGCTATGTACGCGGCTGCTGAGGGTGAGAGTACCATTGGCATTCCTAAGAAGGTAGGCAAGGAGTTTATTAAAGCTCCAGCACCTAAGAACCTTCCTAAAAAAGTAAAAGGTAAATAAATTTTGGCATATTCTGGAACATATGATAAGACTAAGATATCGATTGATCAATTGATATCTTATGCATACCGCGACGCTGGTAAACAGACCGAAGAAATGACGCCTGAATACGTTAATGCGGGTAAGCAAGCCTTATTTTATGTACTCCAGAATTCTGTCAATCGTGGTATTAATATTTGGTTACAGCAATGGGTTGTGCTTGGTGCACAAACTAATCAGCAAATACTTTCAATGCCAGTTAATGTAGTCGATGTATTAGAAGCTAACTGGGTTTATATTACTAATCCATCGATTGCTGAATCATATCCAATTGATAACCCCGGCGCTCCGGCTTTGTTTGATCAAAGTGGTAACGCTAACTTAAATGAATTTGCTACGTCTACGCTTACAGAAAACTATTTCGGAGCTTCTTATGCTAATCAAACCCGAATATTTTATGTAGGATTTAATGCGTACTGTCCAGATACTACAGCTACATACTCATTAGATCTTCAAGTAAGTAATGATGGGGTTACGTGGGAAACATGGCAGTCTTGCCCTGATGTCACATTAAACGATCAAGAATGGTCTTACATCTCTGTAAATAATACACAACAATTTTATTTTTATCGGTTGATTAATAGGAATACTAGCACTACATTTTCCTTACGAGCGATACAATTTGCACAAAGTCAACAAACAATTCCAATGGCTAGATTGAATCGTACAGACTATTTCAATTTACCTAATAAACAATTTCCAAGTCAAAGAACGCTACAGTATTGGTTTAACAGGCAAGTAGATCCTCAAATGTATCTATGGCCAGTACCAAGCAATAACTATCAAGTTTTTCAATTGATAATTGAAATGCAACCACAAGATGTTGGTGATTTATCAAATCAACTATATCTACCAGATCGTGTGCTCCCATACATTCAAGCGACGCTATCTCATAAATTAGCTATGCAATTACCTAATATTGATATGACTAGAATAGCATACTTAGAAAAATTAGCTTTAGATCTAAGAACACAATTTGAAGAAGAAGACCGCGATAAGTCACCTATCTACTTTCAACCGAATATATCCTATTATACAAGGTAATTAAATGAGCTCCATAATGACCTACGATAGCCTTGTAGCTGATATTATTAACTATACT